TTTTTTATTGCCTTTGATTTTTACTGCATTATAAGATATTAAATCTATTTCATTAAAACTTGATTTATTAAGTCCATGATACATCTTCATAAAATCACCTATATATTGCATATAAGTTCTTTCAATCCCTATATCTTCACTTCTAAAATTAAAAACAAAACAAGGGTAAACATTTTTATATATAGAATATTCTTGTAAAGATAAAATTTGATGTTTATGTATCATTTTTCTTGGTTGAGTATCGTCTAATTCTATCTTTTCAAAAGTCATATATTTATCCTTAGTTGTTTTTAATTCAAGACAATAAAAAATACCTCTTTTACCATCAAATAAAAAATAATCGCAAGGATTTTTATGTGTAAAAGAAGTAAGATTACTTTGTGTAAATGCCTGCGGTGAATCTTTAAGTCTATACAGCAAATATTCATCAGGAATAGATTTTTTAAAATTCTCCTCAAATCGCTTTCCTACATTTTTCATTTCTCACCGTCTTTTTATCAAGTTTGTTTTGCATATTGCAGCACGAGTCAAAGCTTTATTTAACATACTTTCCTTAGAATTTTCTAAAAATTGTTGAGTTTGTTTTTTCCTTACTTCAAAATCTAATCCAATAGGTTTTGACAGCACTTCCATTTCTCTCACCTTTCTTTTGTACAATAGTTTAACCGTAATACAGTTTTTTGCCTTAAGACATAGTTGTAAATAGGTTCACCGAAAACCATCCCAGCACCTCAGTACCGACTTATACAACAAAGAAGTATACTTCATAGGTGGTAAATTGTAAAAAAAAGGATATATAAAGCAGTGATTGCTTATATATCCAATAAAATATCAATCACTATTAATACTACTCTACAAACTTCTGTTTATTACGCTTTCTTTTTATTGTAACATTATTTTCTGTTTTGTTTGCATTTTCTGTATTCTGAATATCTTTCTCCTTATCATTGTTCAAAATATCCTTAATAATAGCCTTAATATTCTCTCTTAAATCTTCTAAATCAGACAAATCAACATTGGCAAGTTTTTCTTTTGCTTCTGCTTTACTGTATACATTGGTAGATAATCCATGTATAATCTGATAAATTTTATAATGTTCTGCGGTATCCGTATGTATCTTCCAAGGTGACAATCTCATAAATTCATTACAAGAATTACATACATAATAGCCTTTTCCACATATACTACAATATGCGTTTATCTTTTCTGCCATAAAATTCACCTACTTTAAATAAGAATAGGGAAGGGGCTATATACTAAATATAGCCCCAATTAATTCAATTATTCGCTTACTACAATAGTGAAAAGGTCATCATTTGTTTCATCACAATAATCCTTTGACATATCAAATTCAAATGGATGTTTTCCTGTTGATGTAAGTGCAAGTTCGATAGATTCAGGATTAAGCTTTGTCTTAGGACAAATAACTGCACCAGAATACACAAGATTATCATTACACTTATCTCTGAAATAAGCATAAATTATCGCACTACAAGTCTTAGGGAACTCAGAAGTCTTATTAGCAACCTTAACAGCTTTTTCAGTTTCGTAAGCATATTCTACATAAATCTTACCTGTAAGTCCTGTTGGTGTTTGAATTTCCTTACTTGAATCAGAAATAACAAATTCTGATTCAGAAACGGTAGAACCAGCCTTATAAGATTTTCCAATTTCGGAATTAGAAATAGAATAAATAAATTTTACACTATCCTTAATTGGTTGATTCTTCAATGTAACTTTGCTATCTGCAATTTCAAGAATTTCATAAGTATGACCCTTTAACTTATTAGTTAAACTTGCAACTTCCTTAGTTGAACCATATTGTGCCGCTGCAAGGTCAAGAGAAAGCAAAGAATTTGTAGCACTAAACTTAGCCTTCTTTGCACGATAAAGTGTTGTAATAACAGAACCAATAGCATCTGTAATCTCGTCACCCTCAGCAGTACAGTTGAGTGAAGAATCCTCAAGTGAAGTAAGTCTGTAAAGCATTTCCTTTGTTTCTGGGTCTGTAAAAGAAATTGAACGAACCTTATCTAAGATAAGTTCATTCTTGTTAAATGTGTCAGCCATAATTTTCCTCCTAAAATTTCATTAAAAAAAGAGCCTTTAAGACTCTAAAATTTTATATATATCCAGTAAAATCTAATCTACTTTTATCAATACCTTTTAAATCAGCAAATCCAGAATAAGCACCTTGCAATAACATAGTAGCATCCTGAATTTTATTAATTCTTTTGATATTGTAAAGTAATTCATATATTTTCATTTCTCCAACTTCTTTTCTACTTATTCCTGAGTACATAGAAATTGTAGAAATATATGGTAATAAAACACTTTTAAAATCCTCATATTGTTTGCCCATTGCTTCATCACGAGCATCTTCTATCAAATCTTTTTTAGTTCTTTCGTTAGCAGGAGTTTCATTATTTCTCTTTAATTCATGTATTTTACGAACTACTTCAGTAATTCTTACATAAATGTACCTATTAATAGTTATATCATTTTCTGCATTATAAAGTATCACTTGATTATTTCGAGTATCTTTATATAATCCAAAATCAGCCAAATCAATACCTTTGAGTATTAACTTTAAAGGATTTTTACTTAAACTTTCTATATCAACATTTTTTACTTGCTCAGTATCTTTTATATTATTAAGAAGCTTCTTCTTACTTGAAACAAGCTGAGAAATAACTTTTATGAATAAATCATAATCATCTATCTTTGTATAATCTATTCCCATATCCCATAATTGCCATTTTAAATCAGCACCAACACTTGTGAGATTATACACTGCATTAAAATAATCTTTCTCACCAAAATTTTTTATCTGCATAACAGTAGGTTGAGTTACAGTTATTTTATCTGTAATTTTAACATCATCACCATAATACATTTCTAATTCATTATCAATCATATGTATTCCTCACTATTATTACAAGGTGAATTATTCAAATCAGTTGTAACAAATGTTAAAATGCGATATAAATAATCCGGTTGATAAGAACCTTCAATATTACCTGATAACCTTATTATACCAATACCTAAATCAGACCTGCCGTTAAATTTTTTATCAATAAGTCTTGACAAATAATCATTTCGATTGTCGGTGACTTTAGGAATATTATCCACAATCATATGCCTATAATGAGATATTATTCGTATTTCTAATGTCGGAGTGACATATATTTTATTATCCATTCTATATGATTCGGGTATATGTACTTGAACTGTAAGAAAAGTGTTTACTTCTTTTATTGTATAAGGGTCTTGGTCATAATTAAATATATGAGTATTAATAAGTTTTTCAGGTGTTTTACTATCTACTGTAGAACTTCCTATTGCTTGTACTATTGTTTCATCTTTTATCAATTCTTTTATTATGGTATTCTTAATTAAACCAATACTTGAACTATTTGCCAT